GTCTCTTACTTCACAGTATCTTATATAATCGAAGTTAGCTAGTATTTCATGTCCAATTACTGATGCGAATAGAGGTTCTCCTATTTTCATGTGCTCTCTTGAAAATCTTTCTAATATAAAAGTCTTAATAGCATCTGATGTTATATTAAATCTAATATCATTTTTGTTCATGTAAACATCTACTACTATAGTTGGAGTTACTATTTCTAAATCATGATAAGTAACTTTTAATGAAGTAAGTCTTCTTTCATCTACATACTCTCTAAGTTGTTGCCCAGTTTCTGTTAGTACTTGCTCTGTAATATAAAATACATCTACATATTGATTATCAGCTAGTTGCTCTCTCCATCCAATAGATAAATTTATGTTAAATGAAGTTCCGTCTTGAGTTATAGTGTATTTTATTGGAGTTGAATCATTTAATAAATAATTGTCTGACTCTATTCCAGTATTCATATTTATTCCTACTGCTATATTATCTACAGTGTAAAGTGTAGCTGCATTTGAAAGAACTATAGCATTTCCTGATATAGCATCTTTTGAAAATTCATCCATTGCATCTGCCACTTTAGACATATCTTCTACTGTCCAGTCTTGTTTATCTTTTATTATAGTATTTCTGTATTTTACATTAGTAGCATCATAATTTTTAGTATCTGCATTAGGTAATACATATAAGTTTACTTTATAATAATCGTCTGGTTGAACTAGTCCAGAAGATTTATCATTATAATCTAAAGCTTGAACTTCTGATATTCCAGGAATAGCCATAGACACTTCTTCAAAGTCTTTTATTGTGACTATAGTATTCATTGTTCTAGCCCACATTGGGATGCTATCTCTCATTTCATCTACTGTCTCTGGATTATAGCCATCTAAAGATGCAGTGTTTGAAATTACAGTCATATAATTTCTATATTCTGAGTTCATTTGTTCTATTCTAGAAAGTATGTTCTTTCCTATTCTTCCATCTGCTCCAGTAGATAATAAGTATCTTACTGTGATAGTAGACCCTCTATTAATTACATCTGGCCAATATGCTGGAAGTTGTAAATATAAGAAAGCTTCTTCTGACATATGAACTGAAAATCCAAGTTCACCAGAAATAAATCTTACATCCTCTACTCTTTGATATTCTTGTCCATCTATATAAACTTTTAGTGTGTTTATACCAATGTTATAGTCTGGAAGTACTATCTTACCAGTAGCAGATATATTATCTATAGTGTATTGTTTAGTTGACATTACACCTTCATAAGCTGTAACTTTGGCTTTGTTTCCATACATTTTATATTCATCTAATGTAGTATAAACTATTTCATTAGTTGAATCAGTGAAAGTAGTATATGCAGGTATAGAAGTTCCGTCTGGAACTGTTCTAGTTTCTACATTCCCTAAAGTAATTTCTGTATGAGCTGATAAGTAATGTCTTGGTTCATACCCTACTAATTTAGCTAAAGATATAGCTGAACTTCTTTCTAAACATGTATCAAGATAAAGTTCTGATGCAACTTTATCTACTTGAAAGTTATTCATATCTGCTAAATAAGACATTAACTTTAAGAAAACTGTACCAATATCAGAATCTGAGAAATCTGTCCATCTTCCTTGAGATAATTGCTCTGCTTGAAGTTTTAAATATTCAAATATTGAGTAAGCGTCTTTTCTATTATAAGGAAGAGTTAATTTATCAGCATCTGAAGGTTCTTCCATTACATTAGTATATTCAAGTTTTAGTTCTTGAACTATTTCTCTCATCTCAGTATTTCCAGTAGCTATAGCATAGGTCTCTAAGTAGTTTAATATTGAGTTAATATCACTAAAGTCTTGAGGTACTGTAGTTGCCATTTATTATCACCATCCTCTTATAAATTCTAATACTACCGTGTCTCCAACGTTAGTATTTACTATATTGTAAGTTATATTTAAAAGTATTGTTTTTTCTCTAAAAGTAACGTCTACTGCTCTAACAGTAAAGTTAGTATAATAATTTGAAATAGCACTAGCTACTTCTTGTCTAATCATAGATGCAGTAGCTTCATTTGCAGGTTCATATAAATATCTATATAAATTACTTCCAAACTCTGGGTCTCCTACTAGAGTTCCCTTAGTAGTTTCTAAAAGTACTTTTATATCATCATGAAATTTCTTATTAGATGTAATAGTAGATAATCCACCTCTTACATTTATTAAGTGTTGTGAATCCATTCCTGAAAGTCCTATCATTTCATCATCACTCCTCCTGTACCGAATAGTGAGGCTGCTGACGGAATTACTATTGTAGCTCCTTGTTCAAAGTCTAGAAAATCTGAATAACCATTTGCAGCTAATATTACCCAAGCTAATCTAGGGTCTCCATATTGATTATAAGCTATTAAATCTGGTCTTTGATGCTCAGCTGATGTTATTGTATGAAGTAAATCAGAAGAATCTCTTAATGGAATCATATCTAGAGGTCTCATATTTCTAATTACTAAATCATCTGTTTCTTTAAGTCTTAACTGGTCTTTCAAGTCATATCTACTTCTCCAAGTAGATTTTTGAGGAGTTATTATTTGCTTATCTTTGTCTTCTGAGTACCAGTCTCTTTTTGAATATACTATTGCCATTGCTCTACCTCCTATTCTAATATATAATTCTATGGTATTAACCAATAGCTTTTACAGTTAAAAATGTAGCATTATTTCCATCATATGTAGTAAATGAATCAGTTGCTGCACCAGTGTAATGTCCCATTTTTATTCTATAACCTTCAGCAACTGGTACTATAAAATTAGAAATATGATAAGTTTTTTTCTTGCTTGGGTCTCTTACTACAAACTCTTTATAAAAAGTACCATCATTCTTATAAATTACTATAGCTATATCTCCATCATAATCATAAGAATCAGAAGTTAGTGATAATGTAGCACATATTTCTACCATATTAACTCCAGGTCCTATATCTACATAATTATCTGAAGCCAATGTTATTTTATCTCCTACTTGATAATGTGAAGTATAAATTACTGAAGGTTGTGCCCATTTAGTACCAGGCGTTGTTTGATTTTGAGAGTAACATGTTATACAATTTGTTTCATTAGGTCTTTTATACCATGCTTTCCATCCTTCTGAAGATATAGCATTATATTGTCTCATCCATATTTCATTATCTCTATATCTATAAGCTATTTGAGTAATAACGAAAGTTCCATCATTAAATGTTCTTTTCATTACTTGTAAAAACCAGGCACTTGTGTATGGAGCATTGTCTGTAGTACCAGTACAATAATAAATTCCAGTAGGTAAGCTGGTATCATTGCAATTAGAAATTTCAGTTATATTAGTCATTGCAAATTGGTCTACCGTAAGAGTACCATCTACTTTAAAGTCCTCTGTATGCCCTCCTAAAGTCACTGCATTCTTTGCTTTTATCAACCAATGATATAATTTTGTAGGCTGTACTATAGAGTGAGGTTGGTTTCCACCACCGCTCAATAATACACCATTGTAGTTATTAGAGGAAGTTTTTTCAGACACAGTATTACCAGTATAAGAATTTGAGTATCTTTGCTGTATACCATAAGAACCAGTACCTTCTCCTCCAGTAGATGTCGTAACATCAACAGCGTGACTATGCTCTGGTAATTCATCTATAGTTAATTGATGAGTAGGACTACCAACTTGGTCTCCAAAATTTCCAGCTAAAGGATTAGAAGAATCTAACCCTTCATAATAACCAGCAGCAGATGCCCCTCTCATATCAGGTAATCTAAAATAGCCTTCTAAAACATCATCTCCACCAATATAACCTATTACATTAAATAATTCTTGATAATCTGAAATTTTGACTTCACTACCATCACATACTAAATACCCGGCTGGTATAGTTTGTGATGGATAGTATATCATACTCCCTATTGGAGTTTGTTCTATCCCATAATTTTTAAATTTAATTGTTTGCCATTGACCATTACTATCTTTATATTTCATTAAACATTCCTCCTAAATTATTTATCACTGCCCCAGAAATAAGTTTTATTTGGGTCAATCACACTACTATATGTCACATAATTGTAACCACCATTATTACCTGAAGTATAGTAAGCTAAGTGATAATTGCTATTAGCTGTAGATTCTACTTGAGAATTATTTATCTTAAATGTATTATCTGTGTTATAGCTACTATTTGTAAATTCTTCCCAAGTCATTCCGTTATCAAAGTTAAAAGATATATTATCATATGTAGAAGAGTCTGTCATAACATAAAACTTCATAACTTTAGAATTATATCTATTAAATCCTACTACTTTAGTAATAAGTGTTGCAGCATCATCAAAAGCTGAACCACCATAAACTAATTTTGAGTACATTGGATGTAATATGTTGTCTTGAATATGTACTTCTTTAATATAAGTGTAGACCATGTCATTAACGAATCTCATATGATTTAAAATAAAGTATGTAGAATTAGTTCTTACTCTAACACTAAAAGACCTATTTCCTCTATTTCCAAATACTTCAATATATTCAAAGTTCATAGCTGATTCTGATAAAGTAATGTCTTCTATGCTTCCTATGTAGTTATCATATAAAACTACCCCAGCTGTTTTTTCTAATAAGTGTGTCATATCTAAGTCTTCTTCATCTATCTCTTCTTCATCTATCCAAAGTACTTCTTCTCCAGTCGGTTCATTAGGTCCTATAGCTATTTCAGGAGCTCCAGTACCTTGAATTTCACTGTTAGGTAAGTTATCAATTAGTTCCTTTAATTTCTTACCTTGTGCTGCAGATAAAGCATCTGTTGTGCTATCACTAGTTAATGAATCCTCTACTTTAGCTACAGTTGCTGCAGTTTCTTTAGCTTTAATAATGAAGTTTTGAACTATGTGAGGATTCATTATATCAAATTCTGTACCGCTACCAGTTGCAGCAACAGTTCCAGTTGCAGTAGTTGAACTAGTATTTCCTGAGTTAGCTCCTGTATTAAATGCTGAGCTGTTAGCGGTGCTTCCAGAAGCTTTACCTGAAGTACTTGCTGTAGTAGTGACTGAGTGAGTATGTGCTCCAGCTGACCCTACTCCATTAGTAGCAGTATCTCCAGATTTAGACCATTCTCTTAAATAGTTATTTCCACCAGTATTTGCTGCATTTGCTAAAGACCTAACACTATGACTATGTGAACCAGCTGAAGCAGCAGTACCAGATAAAGCTGGAATAGAGTGGGTGTGTGAGTTTAAACCGTGACTATGGGCTCCAACACTATGAGTATGTCCATTCAATGTATGAGTATGAGCTGTTCCAGTAAATGTATGGCTATGTGATGGAATATTAGCTAGTACTAAAGTTCTCTTCTTAGCTCCTCCAGTTTTTCCTAAAGTATTGAAATCTGTGTCAGAGTCATTCTTACCAATAGCTATATTACCTCTTCTGTCTGGCACATTAAAAGTTGTGCTTCCATCACCAGCTCCATAAGTTGTTCCTATAACTGCAAATAGTTCTGAATAATCTGTTCTAGAGACTGCTTGTCCATTACAAAGTAGCCAGTTAGTAGGAATGGTATTACTAGGCCACTCTAAAATAGCACCTATAGGATTTGTCTCTAAAACAGACGCTCCACCGCTAGGAGTGTAATTTTCTAACAGTTCTTCGACTGCTCTTATAGATGGAGCATTAGTCGTTTTATCTACATTAGCAGTAAAACTATCTACTACTGAGCCATCAGCTGGTTTTATTTGACTTACTGCTACTTTCTTAATGTATTTCATTAATTACCTCCTTTTAAATATCTATTCTCATTAGCACTACTCTATAAGTTATAGTAGTAGATGCTATAGTAGTTGCAGCTTTGTTTATCATTATTCTTATAACATCTGGCTTAAGTATAGTCGCTAAGTCTCCATTTCCAAGTATTATAGATAGTGAGTCTTGTGAGTATAGTGTAGTTGACCAATAATCAGACCTTGTCGCACTATGACTCATTGTACTTATAGCTGCACAGTTGTCTTTAGTATAACCTTCTGGATAGCTTATCTCTATATAAGCGGTAACTGTTTCATCATTTGCAGCTGGTGTAGTAAATGTACCAGTTAAAACTGCAAACATGTTTGATTTAACTATCTTATGCCAATAGCCAAGCTCTTCTGATATATGTCTTTCATAAGTAGTTTGAGATTCTTCTATATAGTACTTTTGTATACAATGGTCTACTATCTGCCCACTTCTAATTACTTCTAACACTCCAGTACTATTTTCTGGAAGATTAGAAGGTAAATCATCATAGTAACATAAATATCTTCCTTCATCAAATACTCTGTTTACATTATCTGCTGAAGTTAACACTTTAGGCTCTGATTCAGTAGTGTCTTCTGTAGGAGTATCTTCTTCTAATTCTATTATCTCAAATCCGTCTGGTATATCTTCTCCTTCAAATCCTATAACACTGCCAACTGGAACTGTAGAACCATCTAAAACTTTGTTATCTACGTAATCTTTATTTGTTATATCTTCAGCTTCAGATGGAGTATCTACTTTAGCATTTTTTATTTTATTATTCTTTAAAT